TATTAATGTACATTATATTATTTGTATGTAAATCATTATGTGTAAAATCAAAAACTTTCTGGTATGTTAAAAGAATCATTATCACTTGCATTAAAATTGCAAACCATTCTTCATCCGAAATGTTTTCATTCTCGTTTATATAACTATCTAGAGTATCTTCGCATTTTTCCATGCAAATTACATTAACCGGAAACTTTGGAATCGTCATGAAAATTTCATCACTTAAAACAGATATCCCATCTCCTCCCCCCGACTCATCTTCCCATACGGTTGAAGAATCCTCATCCCCTTCCTCTTCCCCAATTCCTTCCCCTTCCCCTTCTTCGGCGGTTGTGAGAGAAGTTCTTGATGAACATGCAGACGAATTTGCATGAGATGCAGTTGGACTTGTTTTTTGCAAAAGTAATTCATCAACTGAGTTTTGCTGTTCTTCTATAGCCACAATATCATCTAAATTTTCTATAGAAATGCATGATTTTGCAGACATATTAGAAATATGAATTGGTGGGCGTGATTTTGGCGAATTAAATAAATAATCGTAATTATCTACTGTAAATAATATATTTTTATTTTTATTGAAAAAATCTGATCTGCATAAATAATCCAGATCATCCATAATATTTATTTTAAAATCATTTTTAATACCCAAAAAAGATCCGTAAAATTCTACACCATGAATAAAATTGTAATTTGTATGCAATAGGCTTGTCAAGTATGTGAAAAATCCATCTGTATAAGAAGAATTATTTGGAGAAAGAATTTTCTTAATCACTGAGTCAGGTCCACTTGCAAATGATGGCAGCGCGCATAGTTTTTCACATTGTTTATCATATTTACCTAAAACATATTTAAAAGGATCTAATAAAGGCGCAAGTTTGTAAAATACTTTCCTATCTTTTGTTTTATTTGTTGCAATATTTTTAACAGTGCACTGCATTTCATTTTTAATATTTTGAATATACCATTGATTATTTAAATTGATTGAATCAAAATTACTGGAATTAAGAGAGAAAAAATTGTCATATATCGGAGAATAATTCTGGCAGTTATCTATTTTTAAATGTTTGCTAGTAGCAAACTCTCCAAATAGTTCCCCGTTTTTACGTTTTACATAATTAATATTTATCATTATTAGCTAAATAATATAAATATCTTTATATTTTAACTTAATTTATTCACATTGCGTTATTTTTTTTGTTCTTTAAATACTTTCATAGTATAATGTCTTCTTTAGAACTGAAAAAATTTGATATGAAAACAATTAGTTTCAAGCCTAATGAATCAAAGGGTCCAGTAGTTGTTCTTTTGGGGCGCCGTGACACCGGTAAAAGTTTTTTGGTTAAAGATCTCTTGTTTTATCATCAAGATATTCCTGTAGGAGTTGTTATAGCAGGAACGGAAGAAGGAAACGGTTTTTACGGGAAATTGGTTCCAAAGTTGTTTATACATAATGAATACAATACCGCTATTATTGAAAATATTTTGAAACGACAAAAATCTATTTTAAAACAAATTAAAAAAGAAATGGATACTTTTAAAAAGAGCAATATAGATCCGCGGACCTTTGTTATTTTAGATGATTGTTTATATGATTCTACTTGGACGCGCGATAAACTCATTCGCTTACTTTTTATGAATGGACGACATTGGAAAATCATGTTGGTAATTACCATGCAATTTCCTTTAGGTATCCCTCCAACGCTTCGTACTAATATTGATTTTGTTTTTATTTTGAGAGAACCTTACATTGCAAATCGCAAACGAATTTACGAAAATTATGCTGGTATGTTTCCCACGTTTGAATCTTTTTGCCAAGTTATGGATCAATGCACTGAAAACTATGAATGTTTAGTAATAAATAACAATTCAAAATCTAATAAATTGCAGGATCAAGTTTTTTGGTACAAGGCAGATAATCATAATGATTTTAAATTAGGTTCAAAAGAATTCTGGGAATTGTCAAAGGATATTGGATCAGATGAAGAAGATGAAAAATATGATCCAGGTAATACTAAAAAACGAGGACAAGGGCCAAAAATTAATGTTAAAAAAACAAAATGGTAAATAAATATTTAGGGAAATATTTTCTCTCGTAAAATTATAATGCATTGGACAATGTTTTTGTATATGGTGCTTTTGTTTATTCTCTTTGTCCCTGGACAGGTTTTCACCGTTCCTTTTGGCAAATCGCGTTCAATGACTGTCTTAGTCCATGCAGTTGCCTTTGCGTTTGTTTGGCACCTCACTCATAAAATTGTTTGGAATTTTAGTGAGCAGGCTAATTATATGCTTTAATTTAAGTATTTGTATTTTTTTTAATACTTAAAGAAAATTGAAAGTTATTTAATAATTTTATTAATAAATAACAAGAAAGAAAAAATGTCCCAAAAATTTTCATTGATCCACCCCGATTCTATTGCTATTCCTGAAAGTTTTCAAGAAATGCGGAATAGAAAAAGAAAAGAAGAAGAAGCGAAGAACAACTATATATTTGACAGATTGGAATACTGCATTTTAATTAAAGACCATTTTAAAACATACCCGTGGGGTGCTACATGCAATTCATCCACCGTTTGCTCAAAGCTCATTCGTTATGATTCGTCAAAGCAATTACAGTATCATACCTGTTATCTTTGCCATAAAAGAATGTACGAACACAAAGATCATGCTCTCGTCCTGAAGATGGATTATGGAGGAGAAGATTGCAGCAACCTGGTGTGCTATAATTGTTATAATAAATAAATTATTTTTTCTTTGTAACAATATTCTCTCCTTCAAATAACTCTTTGCGAATATCTTCTGCAGAAATTTCTTTAGATTTTAGAGAATTTTCTTGCGTATTCATATTCTGAATACCTACCAGATTTCCATTTTCATCAATATTTTGAGTCAGTTGTGCTCCCGTTTTTTCGGCATTCTTAATATTTTCTTCAATTGCTTTCTTCTTACTCTCTTTTAATCGCGTTTCAAATGCGGTTTTAGCCATTGATTCATTCTTTGTTTTTTCGTGCATAAGTTGATTCAATTCATCTTCAATATATTCAACACGACCCGTTTTATATGCCTCGGGATCCCATGGCATCCAGAGACCAACCGGTCCAACAAAAACATCATGACTTGGATCTAATTCGCGCAACATTTTGCATCTCAATTCAGATTCTTCCAGAGTCGGATAGACTCCTCTAATTTTAATTCCTCTAGTAGCCGTTTGAAATTGATGCGCAACATTAAATTTGTTTTCAAGTTCTTCTTCATTATTATCAATAAATGTTTTATAATCATCCTCAATAGAAGATCCGGAGAGAAGCTCCTTTTCATCCTTGACAAATTCCTTGAAATCATCTGTCAAATTATCAAATTTAAGTTTGTATTTGAATGAAACAAAGTTAAGAAATTGGATAAACTTATCCATACTTTTTGAGAAATCCCATTTCTTTAGGAATTCTTCAAAGAAAAAATCATTCTTTTGCTTTAAAATTTTTTCAGGAGAGACGAAAGAAATGCATGCAAATTTTTGCCCTGCAATAGGCTTGTCCTCTTCCAAGAGGTCAACATACTTGCCATTTGCGCTTCCATCCGAATTAACACGTTTTTGGTATTCAGCCATTTAATATATTATATATTATTTATTTAAGTATTTTTTTCTTTTTTAATAATATGTTTGATATTAGTGAATTTATTAAACGAATTATTAAATATTTAGTGGAGGGTTTAATTGTAGCTATTGCAGCTTTTGCAATTCCAAAACATTCTTTGAACATTGAAGAAATATGTTTATTAGCATTAACTGCTGCTGCAACATTTAGCATATTAGATACATACGTCCCAAGCATTGGAGTTACTACCCGAGCTGGAGCGGGATTCGGCATTGGTGCAAATTTAGTGGGATTTCCGGGTGGACTTTAAATTTAATATATTGTTATTATATAATATGTTAAATAATATTGGATATGCAGAATTTAGTCCACCTAAAAACACTTCAAATTGTAACCAACTTGACAATGATCAATGCATTTCAAATTCAAAATGCAAATTAATAACAACCGCATCTGGAAATAAAAAATGCAGAAAACTTAATGCTTCATCTCGCAGCAGTAGTAATAAAACTCAAAAAAGTAATAAAGTTTTTTTTGAAACGCCATTAAAACAAAAATCTAAAAAACAACAATATGATCTTGAAAAACAAAAATTAGAATTTGAAAAACAACAACTTGAATTTGAAAAAGAAAAATATCAATTGGAAGCTATTCTTAAAAAAAAAAGTGATGCAATACTTAAATTTAAAACAGAACTTAAAAATACAAAAAAACAAATAGCAAACACTGCAGGACTAGATTCTAAAATTCAAACAAATATAACTCATATAAATGATCAAACTGAACAAATAGAAAAATTAAAAGAAGAATTATCCCGAGCAAATAAAGTAATATCAGAACAAAAAAAAAATGAACTGCGCAGAAAAGAACTTTCTATTGAAAAATTAGAAAAAGCAGTTACATTTCAAATTGAACAAAGATCTGATATGTTTAAGAGCGTTGCTAAAGATATTAATGATAAAGAAGAAGAATTACGCGAAACTATTAATAAATTAAAACAAGAACATGCTCAGCAAATACAAAAATTAATGAAATTTGGCAAAATAAATGGAGACAAACTAAATACAATACTTAATGAGGATAATAAAACAGTGCAAAACTCGGAATTGGATGAATTATTCAATGAAGCGCAGAATGAAAAAGAATTAATTAAAACAAAACAAATTTTTATAAAAACTAAATTTTTGAAAAATGCTGAAATAAACACTATTAAACAAACGCAAAAACAACAAAGAAATAGAATAAACAAATTGAGAAGAACCCAAAAATTATTATTTAATAAAATAGAAGACGAAAATAATGTGAATCCTCAAGATTATGAAAATGTTGAAAGTTTAAATGAATATTTGCCATTTGGATGGAAAAAAGTGAGAGATTATAATGGAAAATATTTATATATTAACTTGGATGAAAATATAATCCAAGATGATCCTCCTTCAATTAAAAAGAAAGAGAAATTTCATAAAAATAGGGAAATCAATTACCAACTTCAAGCTAGAAATCTACCTAAAGGATGGGAAATGAAAATAGATAAAAACGGCGTGCCTTATTACAAATACATTCATTATGATCCTAAAAAACCTTTGTCAAGAGCTAATGAAAAGGTTCTAAAACAGCGCACCCGACCATTAAAATCTCCTGTAACAATGGAAACTGATATTCCTGGGAGAAAGTTAAATACTAGATCATATAATTCTGCTCGGCATAAACATTCGCCAAAAAATTGGCTCGGATATAAAATACCAGAAAATAAAGCATTAATGTATAATTCAACAAAAAAAAAGGGATGGGAAAAAAAAATAGATCTAAAAGGCAGACATTATTATAAATACCGGGATGATGATCCTGTAGTTATGGAAAGTTTAAAAAAACGGGTAAAACTTCTACAATGGTCCAGACCAGAAAAAAGCCCAATGAAGATAAAAACAATTCCTCCCCCTAAAAAAACCAAGGGGGATTATCCAGAAAAAATAATTGACACTACCAAATTTGAAAACTATCTTCAAGAATTTGAGAATGCTTTCACTAATTGGGAAGTGCACAGAGATAATAAAAATAATGTATTTTATGTTTATAAAAATTCAGATGGAATAATAACACACAAAACATGGCACCGACCAAAAACTAATTTTGCAGAGAAGCTTCCACAACATATTAATATTTCAGCCGATTATGATGTAAGCTCAAATGATAATTATGCTATTAAGTTACCTCCAGGGTGGATTAAAATTTTTAACACTAATGGTCAAACATTTTATAGGTATATTCGTTATATTCCAGAAAATGCAGTTGATATTAAATACATAAAAGAAAACCCCGATGATAAATATGAAGTACCATACTATAGATTTTTAATTGATGAACATTTGCCACAGTTTCAATTAAATATTGGACATCCTACCTATTCTGTAGTTTCAGGAGATGTATATGATAAAGGTACTAATAATTATTCAATTTTGAATCTCCCCAACAAGGCAACCATTAGTAAATTAAATACCCGATATTTTTACTTTGAAAAAATGAATAAAAAAAATAACTGCGGACTAGGTGTTGATTATCTAACAAATATTGATTATTTAGATGAAAAAAGCAATGTACAAGAGACAGATGTTCCAGGATATCCATATTTGACACTAACCCCCGACCAATTGCAATTTAATCCCTTTTCATTTTTTAATAAAGATAAATATAAATATAAATATTGTAGAGTTCCATATGAAAAAGCAGAAATTAGAAGAATTAAAGACATAGCATTAGACAAACGCAAAAGTTTACAAGCTGAAATGGATGCGCTTAGAATCGCCAAAAAACTATCTGCTATTGACATTAATTCATTTAACAGAGAATTCAAAGAAATAGAACTTAATGCAAAAAAAGAAATTTCAACATTGTACAAATACTATTACGAGTGTTATGAGCCAAAAAATTATATAACTGTGTTTGACACAGTTATTAAACCCACTGCGTATATTGTGAATGGGAATACTACAAAAAATAAATATACATATTATGGTTATAAAAATCCAGCATATTTGGGCGCACAAATA